AGCAGTAAAATAATTTAATTTACCTGTAGCATCATATGATGGTAAAATAATCATTTTATTAAATTTACCACCCTCACAATAACCTATATTATATTTTAAAATATCGTCTTCTGTTATGCCTCGTTTTTTAATATAATTTAAAGCATGTTTACCTATGATATTACTATCAGATATATTAACTAATGGTTTAAATTCTTGAGGTAATTTTAAAATAGTTGTAGTTTGTACTATTTTTTCACCTGATGTGTATTTAACTAATGGTCTTAACTCATTAATTTTATCAGGATCAGTATGTATTGCTTTAAATAGATTAATTAGGGACTTACCTTTTTTATTGCAAGTCCAACAATGCCATGGGTTATCACCTTTATCGGATTCAGTAAAATTGATTTCTAACTTAGGTTTATGGTGATTACAAAACGGACAATGATAGGCATGATTGCCTTTTGACGTTTGTTTACCAATACCTAATACAGAATTTACTACGTTTATAAGGAGTTGATTTACCATACCTTATATTATACGTAAGATAGGTTAAAAAGCCAAACTATAATGTAAAATCCTTAGTAAAGAACTTGCCCAATATGTTGTCATTATAGAATGATTCTGGGTGTTCTAATACTTTATAGGTAAATAAGGCTTGTGTTTCGTAGTAGGTTAGTAATTTTTTGTTAGGTGCTAATTTAATTATAGTACGGGTAAACAAATCTTGTTTGCCGTCTTTAATTAATTGCATTACTTCTTTATTAGAACCATAATATGATTCCCAATCAGATTCTTTAGTTACTATCTTAGTAGTTGGTTTACGGCCAACACCAGTTAGTTCGGCTACTTCTTTTTTACCTAATTTTACTTTTTTATTATGGTATAATACTTTTTTACCTATATAAGATTTATTAGTATCGTTATTTTTAACAATATAAATAAATCCAAATGTGTCTTTAGGAAAATCGTTGAGATTAGTGATGGGCTTACTATTGTAAACCCAAGTTGGTAATGTTAACATTATCTGTCTAAATTAATTAATATTGTTGTATCTGTAGTAGGTGATACAGGTAGGGGTTGGGATAGTTTTCCTACTGCTAATAAGTTTTGATTTTCATCATATAAACCTACTGTTGTTACATAAGGTGAAAAATAAGAACCAGTTACATTATTTGTTAAATATTGTCCTGGGGTGAAGAAAGTACCAGCTGAACTTGATATTGATGTACTACCTGAAGATAAACTTGGATTTTGAGAAAAATTAAATTCATTTTCTCTCATTGTACATTTATATTGTGTTTCATATATAGTGAGTGATGATGAAAATGAACAAGTAATGTTTGAAGATGTTATGTAATTAATAATAGATGTATTATCACCTCCTGACCCTCCATAGATTGCGTTCCCATAAGTTGCAAAACCATATCCTAAACTAATTGCTGCCGCTGATGATATAGTGATTAATCCTTGATAATAAAATATATTACCTACAATATCATTATTAATATCTAATATATTACCTTCACCATCATCTCTTAAACTACCACTAGGAGCAATAAATACAAATGAGTTAGGTTGAATTAAATTACCATATAAACGAGATGGAATAGATATAACACCTATAATATCATCAGATGCTGTAGGGAAATATTTTGGATATGTTAAAGTAGTTTGTAAATAGTTAAAGTAGTTAGATGTTTGATTACCACCTACTAATCTATCTCCTGCTGTATCTGCGCCAGGTATTAAACTCGCAGTTACAGCGCTATCACCATAACTTGAACTTAAATAGTTTGAATAATATAACTGTTGAATAGAGTCATATACCAAACGTTGATATTGAGTTGATACTTGACCCGTAGTAGGATCTGAGATTGGGTTAAAAGTTCCAGTTACATTTGTACCTAAAAACCTATCAATTCCAACACCAGAAGCTGTTAATTCTGAGGCTCCCTCGAAGTGGAATGCTTTATTCACTTCGAAGGGAGTTACTACGATATCAGATGCTAAAAATTGTTTGTAAGCGCCCATTCATTAGAAATCTAATTTTACTCTAATAAGAGCTTCTTTTGTAAAGTCTTTTAATAATGGTCTAGATAATTTTGCTACCGCTAATAATTCGTTAGTGTCATTATATAAACCGATAGTTGTAATATAAGTTTGTGGATTGTTAATAAATGAAGGATAAATAACTTCACCTGTTGAACCTGAAATGTATGATGGATTTTCTGAATAATTAAATTCTGAGTTTCTTGCTCTTACAAATATATAATCTGAAGATATATTTTCTTGAGAATTAATAGTAAATGTTTTAGCTGAAGAACCACTAATAGCTGTATATAAACGAACATTATTATTTCCATCACTATTACTTGATCTACTAACTGCTAAACCAATACCACCTGAAGCTAATGAACCACTTAATGCTACTGGGTTTAATAAAATAGTTCCAATATCTGGCAATAGCCAGCCGTATGAACCTGAGTTTAAACTATACCCATCAGTTGTTGTAGCTGCTGTAGTTGTTTTGATACCTGCTGAGCCTGATATTAATTGAAATACTCTACCAGCTTCATTAAATACTTGAGAAGTAACATAGTTACTATTATCAGTTAAAGATATAACACCTAAACTACCTGATAGTTCTAATGTTAAAGAACCAGGAAATAAAGCTTGTTTATATCTTGCTCTTTCAAACGATATAGCCCAAAAATCAGACGCTGTAATAGCACCAAAAGTAAAATTAGTGTTTTCATCACCTATTACTAAATTTTGATATTGACCATAAACTGTAGCTGTTGGAGATAATCCATTAACTGCTGGGTTATATAATGCACTTCCACTACCTGCGGCATTGCCATAAGCTACAGCAAATTGAATTGCAGCTGTATCATCAGTAGATGCAGTTTGGAAAACGTTTAAATAAAAATCACCACTTGAACCAGCTTCTTGAACTGATGATGTAAAAAATGTAGTTAATGTAGGTATACCTCCTGACCATAACGTTGCTGTTATTGAGTCAGTACTTACTACAAAATCTTCAGGGACTAATCTATTAAAAGACATATGTTATATATTAAGATACTTGTGTTACTGTAATTGGAATAGTTAATCTAGCACCACTGTCTCTACCTTCTACAGTTAATGTAGCATATAAAGCTGTGTTTGAACCAAATAATGTATTTACTGTTGTTGCTCTAATATTAATTGTTGTACCTACAACTGTTTTAGATACATTAGTACCTACAGTTGAAGACGAGTTTAATGCTTGAACTTGTGGTGTATTAATACCAACACCCTCAAATGTACTTAACAATCTAACATCGGAAATTGTTGCTGTATAACCTGATGTTTCGAAAGTGTTTCCACCTAAGTAATTTAATGTTTGAGGAGTAATGGCTAATGAAGCACCTTGTTTAATCACAATTGAAGTATAACCTAAATCTAAAATAGGTAATTTAGCTGTACCGCGAGGTAAAGTCACTAACTTATATTTCATCATTTGGGTTGTTTGAGGAAACGCCTCTAATAAAGGCATATTTTCAATTGCTTGACCATAGTAAGCAGAACCTGATGGATTTGTTGGATTATATAAAGTATAATCAATTTCATCATCAGCTAAAGCAAATTGTGTGATTCTAAACGTTCCGTCGTTTTGAGCTAGTAACTGACGGCCTGTTGTTGTTAATATCGCGTCAACTGTTACTATAGTATTATTTAAATATCCCATTAGTTATTGTTTATTTTTGTTATAAATATATACAAATTTTATTTTATATTAAATTTTGATTTTTTAAGTTTTGGATTATTGTATCTATTCCTGATTCTAATTCTTTAGTAATATATTGAGGTTTTAAAATACCATTACCTGCTGAATTGATACTACCGCTATTATCTGTTAAAGGAAAATTAACATCTAAAATAATACTTGATGGATCTTCAACATATCTTCTTAATAAGAAATAATTTAAATTAACTCCATTAGGTATATTTTTATCTAAATTAATTATCATTTGATTAGTAGCTGATGAAGTGACACTAGTGATAGCAAATGATAATTGTTCTAATCCTTCAAATCTAATTTCATCATAAGTTTGTGGATCAAAATCTAAATTAATAGGATTAAATCCACTTTTACTTATATCTTTTTGTTTTTGACTTCTATAATTATTTAAACCATCAGAAGCTGTACTTGCTAATAATATGTTAGCTGCTGATCCTGTTGTCCAAAATGGAGTACCACAAGCACCAGTACCTGGATTAGGATAT